GCCTGCCAAGGAGCAGCCTCACGGAGGTCACGGAGGATTTCACGGTCGATTTCAGCAGCAATCTGCTCTGAAAGGAGAGCGGTAAGTTCAGCCTCAGCGTCAATGTTGTGGAAAGCATTAACATCCTGAGCAAGTTCAGGTGACCAGGTAGCACGGAGCTTCCTTTCTTCAACTGAAACAGTTACGCTAGCAAGCTTGAAGGAAACCTCACCGATTTCGGTCTCAAGCTCAAGGCTATCATACTGTGACCAAGCAGCCTTAATGCAGCTGAGAGCAGCATCGAGCTGGTCCTTGTCAACACCGATGTAACCATCAAGTGAACCACCCTGTACGCGGACAGGCTTTGCAAGGTCAAGGTCAAGATAGATGCAACCTTCCTTGTCGCATTCGCAACCATTCTTGTACTCTACAATACCCTTACCGTACTTCTGAGTAACAACACGGAAAGGAATAGCCTCCATAGGCTCAAAAGAGCTAGTGGTAACACCACTCATGTCAACGCTCTCAATAGCACCGCTGGTTGAGAGGAAAATCTTAAGGGAAGCAAGGAAGCCTTCGGTATCCATTTCGTTTCCGTCAGGACCGGTGAGCTTACCAGCGCAATATGAAGAGAAGCCAGAAACCTTAACGATGAGGTTACGAACAGTACCATCAGCGTAGAGGCGTGCATCTGCTGCGCTATCCATCTCAACAAGGCGACCACGGTCGAACTTCATAGGAGCGACATCAGTAACCTTGATGTGAATCTTACCCTTAGAATTGTCATAAAGGAAGTCATTGTAGAAGAGGTCATAGAGGGTCTTGTGCATGTAGCGGGTAACCTTCGGACCTACCTGACGCATGCGGGCACCAGGATGTGCTTCGTTGATAGCGTCATAAGCGTGGTCGTAGGAAGGATATGTGGTGTCACCACTGACCCACTCCTGTGCGTCCTCGTCAAAGTACTCGAAGGCCATGTCACCCACGACCTCGTCAGGAAGATAGAAACGGTTGTACTTGTTACCGTTACGACGGTCAGTACGCTCGTAGCCCATAAGGCCCTTGTGCTTACCTACAACACCGTCAGCGATTTCGTCGGAGCTCCAATCCCTCTGTGAAGTGACAGGGAGGATGAAGAAGAGCTTACCAACCGGCAGGTTCATAGCCTGGACGGAAACGATATCGTTAGCAAGAAGCTTGCTGAAAACACGGCGGATGATAGGGAAAACAACAGTCTCAAAAGAACCGCTGTTGTTAGCATCGGTAGCCTCGTTAAGGAGTGCGTGAGCCTCGTTCTCATAAAGAGTAGCGATGTTCTCCTTGATAACGCCCTTAAGACCATCGGTCATTCCGAGACGGTCCCAGCGTTCGTTGATTTCTTTGCGGATGCGGCGCTGCTCGTTAAGTTCGATGTTGCCGATTTCTCCGCTGTTTAAAAACTCTCTCATTTTTATTTAGCTTTTTGTTGTTTTTATGATTCTTTAATTTACCTTTTAGCAATTTAGGACTCTGTTCATGAGGTCAATTGTGTTGAGGAGGTCCTGTGACTTGTAAACTGGAGCCTTGCTCTCAGTAACAACGGTCTTTTCAGTAACCTTGCTCTCGTCAACGGTGGTCTTCTTAGCAAGTTCCTTGGAAATTGACTCATAAAGTGCCTGCGCCTGCTTCGGCGTTTTTGCCTCGTTGGAGAAGCGTTCGACGATTTGTAACTTTTCAGCCTGGGTGGTGGTGCTTTCAAGGAAGAGCTTGGTAATCTTACCGAGGTTTACATTTGTCATGTAAGCTTCCTTAAGACCCTTGTGGAGTTCCTTAACGGCCTCGTTGAGCTTCTTGTTCTTGGCCTTGAGCTTCTTGATGGTTTCGTCAAGCTCAGCCTTGTACTCATTCTCAATAGAGGTGCTCTTGGACTTCTCCGGCTTCTCTTCATCACCGCTATTCGTTGCACGGGTTTTAACCTTATGGCGCTTCTGATACTTGGAGGTAGTTTGGTTTTCGTTAACATCGCCAACCTTCTTGTCAAAAGGCATACCATCTTCGGTTTCAACCTCTGCTACGCCAGTGTCATTAAGACCAGCTGCAAAGTAGTCATCGTCAAGTTCAATGGTGTTCTCGTTGACATTCTTATCAAACGGGTCACCCTTCTTTTCAGTACCCTTTCCAGCCCAAGGCTTCTCGGTGCCGGTAGGAATACCTTTGTGCCAGGAGCGACCAGACTTTGAAGGCTCGGAATTGTTCAGGCCGTCAATCGGGTCCTTATCCTGATAGTTGTCAGTGTATCCGAGGTCAATCTCGAACAAAGTTTCTTCATTCATTTCGTTGTAATTTAGTTCGTTATCGTCTGATTCACTCAGCTCATTAAATTCATCATCAGCAGAATACTCCTCTGCTAATTGTTCTGCCTCTCCGTCTTCCATTGCCGGTTCTGCTGAAGCATCTGCCTCATCAGTTCCAAGGTCAATGATATACTCGGCGCCAGTCCCGTTATCCTTTAAGCTCACCTTACCACCATCCTGTTTGACAACCACCTGGTCATCATCAGAAAGTGCCCTGTAAACCTTCAAGACGTTTTGGATGTCTTGCTCGCCCGTGAGGTCTAAAGTATCTTCATCGCCTGCCTGGTACTGTGCCATAAAGTCATCTTGCCCTTCTGCGCCTTCACCCTCTGCCGGAGCCTGCTGTGCGCCCTGTTGAGCCATAGCCGGGTCCTGAGCCTGTGCATTCATAGCGGGGTCCTGTGCGGCTGCTTCGTCTTCGGCTGGGACCTGTTCGTCCTCACCTACCTCGTCCAGTTCGCCAGAATCCTTCTTTTCTGACTTCTTGTCATCCTTACCTTCGGCGTCTTTCTTTTCACATTTGCATTCGTCACCACACTTGCCGCACTCTGGGCAGCACTCCTTGTCGTCATCAAGAATCTCCATATCATCATCGTCGTCAATGGATTCACGGAGCACTTCCTTGACTGCATCTGCAAGCATAGACTTGATTGTACTCTTACTCTCTTCCTTAATGGCTTTCTTAATTTCATTCATCTCCAATAAGGCCTGAGAAGATATGCTTTTCTTATTTACGCTCATTGTAAATTAGCAATTAGTTACGTATTATTTTTAATATAAATATTCACTTAAACTGAAAAAACGTAATTCAGTGAGATTTACATAATAAATATGTTCAAATATTGATTTGTTTTTTATTCATTTAACCAATTATCAAATTTAGATAATTTTTCAAGCAGGCGGTTCTTTTCACTTTCTTTTGATTCAAGATACGGCTGCAGTTTTTCATAACTATCTGATATCCAAGCACCTGGGGTAGATGGGTCACTAACAACATCCCAGCAAACAATCTCATAATCGTCGTCCACATAGAGAACGCCCATCTTGTTTGTAACAGAACCAAGTCCACGAGAGGAAACGCCAATTTTAATTCCGCTCAGAAGAAGATTTGCAACCTGGTCGCCTTCGCAGGAAATAATTCCATGTTTTCTAAACCCAGGACTTGTAAGTACCTCAAGCTCGCCAACAAGGGTTCGTCCTTCCCATCTAAGGTCAATGATGTTTATTGCGACACGACTAAGGTCAATGGTGGATTCTGAAGGATGGTTACAGTTTTTAGTCCAGTGACATTTTCCGTTATCCATCACATACCAGATATGATTCTCAACCTCAACACACATTACTTCACCGTCATATGGTTCTTCGGTTACTGTAAGAAATCTTTTATCAGTATAAATTCCTTTCGTAAGAGAGCGGTAAGAAAAATACATCGGGTGAGAATTTACCCCCTTTATCAGACGACCCTCAATCAACCTGTCATTGCTCCTTTCCTCCTTTAAAAGATTCCCGGAATATCCGATTTTAAGTTGTATTTCATTAAGGTCCAGTGTGAGTCTTTCTGAGGTTGAAAAAACATCGTCACTTAATGATTTATTTCCAGTCCTCCTTTTATCGCCACGAACCCTTCCATCACCCATCACAAACCAATCATAAAAAGTCCTAAGTATTTCTTTGTTTTGTTGCTTAAGCTCAACCGGCACGAATTTATCATAGCAAAGACCGAATTGCTGTACGTATTTACAAAGACGCATATCACTGATTACAAATGTCTTAGCACCTGTCTTTCGGGTGTTTATCGTGTATTTTATTCCCCATTCATCAAGCATCTTTTCTATTTCAATACATACTTCTTCTTTTTTCTGGTGTATATTTACCTTATTTGACTTACTTGTCTCCTTTGAATGTGAACCTTCTGATAGGTAGATTCCCATAAACTTGGCAAAAATTTCCATTGGAATTGCAAGCGGCTGGCTATATTTTTCATGCAACGCCTTCACACGGACGGTTTTCAGTTCCTCTTCCGTTAAAGCCGGTATTGTAAAATATTCGTCACCTCTACCAACCCAATTTCCGGTTTTTGGAATATAATAATGTGCAACAGAATTATCAGTTAAAAGTTCTTTGGCTGTAATGAATCTTTTAAATTTGTTATCTCTGTTATAAAGAGGATATCCGTGTTCTGGAGTTACAAGGTCGTTTATACTTCTCCCACTAACACGTATCATATTCCCAACAAAAGGCTTTCTGATGACATTAAGAATGGGTTTAACCTCAATCTCATTTGTTTCAGGGTTTAGTGTAAGTATATTTTCTCCAATTTTGATATCCTTGAGTTGTTTCCACCCGTTTTCGGACAAAATTAACGCTTCCGGTCTGTAACATTCACCTATTCCTCTTTTTTCGTGGATTTTTTGCATATATTTTTCCACCTCACGCTTCAGTACAGACTCCGGATATATTCTTCCGTTCGCGTTTTCAATTCCATATTTCTGGAAAACAGCTGATACAATAAACGGGTGCGGGCAATAGAATTCGCCGTCCTTTCTTGCCGAACTAATATCTTCAAACAGTTTCTTATTTCCCTCAAAGTCAAGGGAAATGTATCCGTCATTTTCTATAAGTAATCCCGTTCCGGTTTGTCCCTTCTTTATTTCAATGAGTTCTTTCTTATCCATAACTTCTAAAATTCTTCCGGACTCATGCAACCGTCCGTTATTATATTCTTGTCGTCCTTTCTCTTTGACATTTTGTTCATGAAAGACGTTTGTTCCTTGTTGTTGTTTGCCTTATATAAAATTTTTTCAGCATATAATCTTCCCTTCTCGGTCTTGGCCATCATCTCAGAAAATACCTTAAAGAATACTTCCGGTTTAAGTTTTGACAATACCTGATATATATACGGCATGTCGCTGGTGTCTGTGTCCTCAAAATATCCGGTAAAAATGTTCCACATATACGGGCCGATTCTCATTTGCCAAGGTTCTGCTTTAA